AAATCAACAAAACGATATATAGCCTATGGCGGTGCATAGCGAGGGGTGGCGGGAAAAGTTACGCGGCTAGAATTAAGGCTATGCTACTGGCACTAAATTATGACGGGATCCAAATACTTCTACTAAGACGGACACTAACAGAATTACGGGAAAACCATGTATTACCCCTGATGGGACTGCTCAAAGGCATTGCAGAATATTCCAGCGTCAACAAAGAGTTTACCTTTCCGAACGGAAGCCGGATAATTTTAGGATATTGCAAAGCCGAAAACGACGTGCTTCAATACCAAGGGCAGGCCTATGATGTAATTTTTATGGAGGAGGCGACCCAATTCACTCAATTTCAGTTCGAAACTTTAACGGAATCGAACCGAGCTTCGGGCATCATGCGTGATAAGTTTTCACCAAGAATGTATTTCACCTGCAATCCGGGCGGAGTGGGTCACGCATGGGTAAAAAGGTTGTTTATCGACAAAGAGTACCGGGGCAAGGAAAACCCGGACAACTACGACTTTATCCCGAGTTTAGTTTATGACAATGAGTTTATCGTAAAAAACAACCCGGAATACATTGAGAATCTGGAAAACCTTCCCGAAATGCGTAAACGTGCCATGTTGTATGGCGACTGGGACGCTTTCGAGGGTCAATTCTTCCCGGAGTTCAACCGGGATATTCACGTTATAAAACCGTTCGAAATCCCCAAGAATTGGAACCGATTTATAAGCCTTGATTATGGATTAGATATGACAGCCTGTTATTGGTGGGCAATTGACCCGTACGGATGGGCGATAGTTTACCGAGAACTCCATGAACCCGATATGATACTTTCCGAAGCCGCAAAGCGAATCCATAGCATGTGCGAAGAACCTTACGACTACATAGCGGCAAGTCCAGACCTTTGGAACCGCAGACAAGAAACGGGTCAAAGCGGATACGAGATTATGCAAGACTATGGGCTATCCCATATGCGACCCGCAGACGATTCCCGCATACCGGGTTGGAGGGCCATGAGAGAGTATCTCAACCCAACAAGGGACCCATTCGGAAAAGATATCCCGAAATTGCGAATATTCGAAACCTGTAAACATGCCATCAAGAATATTCCACTTCTTCAATATCACGAAATCAAGATTGAAGATGCGGCAAACGAGCCGCACGAAGTCACCCATGCTTGTGAAGCGATCCGATACGGGATAACAAGTAGGCCAAGAGCAACCGAGCTTCCTAAACCCGAACCGATTATTAACTTTGAGTTTGAGAAGCCGAAACCTTCACCCATTGGAGTAGGTGACCCAATCATAGACATATAAGGGGGTTAATATGATATATGCGTTAATAGTCTTGTGTTTGATTCAATTCGGCATTTTATGGAAGCTGGACACCTTAATCCGAACGATACAAGCACAACACCAAACCTACGTTGAACCGAAGATAAAGATTCCTAAACGAGAGCCGAAAGAGTCAAAAGAGTTTAAGGAGCTGAAAACGGTAATGGATAACCTTGAAGCCTATGACGGAACGGGCAGAAATCAGAGGACATTATGAGCGATATAACAAAAGTTTGGAAACGCTACGAGAACGGAGTAGACTTCCACAACAAAAATAACATGTATAGCGAAACGGAAACCTTTTATAATATGGTTGAAGCCAACCAATGGGCAGGGCTTGAAAGTGGAACGGAGGTTTTTTCGCAACATGACTTCATCACCGGCATAGTAAACCACAAAACCGCAATGGTGGCGATGAACCAAATGACCATTAACTATTCATCCAACAATGGCGGTGAAGACCAACAGATTTATCGGTTGGCCTGCGACAAACTCAATGAACTCGCTCGCATGAAGTGGGAACAAACCAAAATGGACGTTAAGGACTGGGACATCGTGAACCAAGCTTGTATTACTGGCGACTCCTACCTGTTTGTCTATAACTCTGAGTTGGAATCCCAAATCGTTGACCGGACAAACATCTATCTGTCAGACGAGCAGGAACCCGACATTCAGAAACAACGATGGGTGATCATCTACGAACGCAGACTTGTCGAAGATGTAAAAGACGATGCCAAGGCGAACGGAATCGAAAATTGGGAAGATATTATCGGTGATGAAGATACCGACACGCTCCCAGAGATTGCCAGGCAAGAAGTCAGCGGACAAGAGAAATGTTCCTGTTTACTGCAAATCGAGAAGAAGTCAGACGGAATATATATCTCTCGTTCCACCAAAACAGTAGTTTACCAAGAGGAAACCAAGATTGAAGGCTTGACCCGAATCCCAATCGCCAAAATGATGTGGTCCCCAAAACGAGGTTCTTCCCGAGGTGTAGGCGAAGTCAAACGCAACCTAAACAACCAAATCAATGCCAATAAACTGTTAGCCATTCGTCAACAGAACAATAAAATGACAGGCTACCCAAGGCCCGTATATAACGTGGATGCCATCTCCAATCCCGAAGATGTCAACAAAGTGGCAACACCTATCCGAATAAAGGGTATGCCCACAAGCAAGGTCAAGGAGATGTTCGACTACATCGCACCACAAGCCATGTCTAACGATGGCAAACAACTCCAAGACGAACTTGTCAATATGAGCCGGGAACTTGCTAACGCAGGGGACAACGCAACCGGGAACATCAACCCCGAACGTGCAAGTGGAGCGGCAATCATCGCAGTTAAAGACCAACAAGCCATTGCGACCACAAAACAAAGTGCATTCCATAAACAGTTTATCGAGGATTTAGCTTTGATATGGCTTGACATGGTAAAAGCCTACAATCCTAACGGACTGACTATCAGCATAGAAGAAGATGATGAGATGATAAACGATTTCATACCGGCAGAGGTTTTGGAGAACTTAAAAACCAACGTTAGAATAGATGTTAGTCCCGTTAACCCGTTCAGCAAATTCGCAAGGGAACAAGCCTTGGAGAACGCACTTGCACAAGGGCATATTACCTTTGAAGAATATGTAGATGCATTAGACGAAGATGGCAACGCACCAAAAGGCAAGTTTATGGACATTCTCGAAAAGCGAATGGAACAACAGATGGCACAACAAACGGAACAACCGATAGGGGGTGAGTATATTGAAATGCCCGAAATGCCCGATGGAACTTTTACTGGACCATACCAAGGTTGAAAACGATAAAACCGTATATGTGTATGTGTGCATGAACCCCAAATGCCCCGATTATCGGAAAGCCTTCACCGGGAGCGGCGAACAAGTCGAACCCCAAATAAAGGAGAAGGCATGAAAGAGTTAATCATAGGGTGTGGTTCTCGAACAGTGAAGGATTTAAGCTTTGGCAATAGTGAGTTTGAGAATCCGGTCCGGTTGGATATCAATTCCGACCACAACCCGGATATTGTATGGGACCTAACAGTTCACCCGTTGCCATTTAAGGATAACGAGTTTGACGAGATACACGCATACCAAGTATTGGAACATTTAGCCTATCAAGGTGATTATGAGTTTTTCTTCAAAGAGTTCACCGAATACCATCGGATATTAAAACCCGGTGGTTTTTTTATGGGCAGTGTTCCTAATGGCGTGTGGACGTGGGGCGATCCGTCCCACCGAAGAAGCATAACCAAAGAGTCATTAACTTTTTTAGACCAGGACAGTTATAAACAAGTAGGACAAACCACCATGAGTGATTTTAGGTATCTTTACAAAGCCGATTTCAAGGTGGTTTACACCGATGAAAATGATAATGGCTTTTATTTCGTTTTGCAAAAGCATTAGGCTTTTACAAATAAATTCGCTGGATAGCGTAAAAACCACAAGGAGAACACATGGAAATCAATGAAAGCGTAATTGAGGAAGTCGCTACCTCGGAATCCGAAGCACCAGAAGAAGCGGAAGAAGTAACCGAACAGTCCGAAGAACCAATAGAGGAAGTCGCTAAACCTCAACAGAGTGCAGAGGAAAACTCGAAGTTTGCAGAAATTAGACGGAAATACGAATCAGAAAACAAGAAAATGAAAGCCGAGTTTGACCGTCTACTCGATTCCCTAAAAGGCTATGGATACGAAGGTTCACCGCAAGAGATTGCCGATGCTTTATATGCCCAAAACAACGGAGTAAGCCAAGAAGAAGCGAAAGCAATTCGTGAAAAAGAAGAATCCGCCTTACGGGAAAAAGAGGAACTGCAAAGCGAGATAGAGATGTATAAGAGTTTAGCCATTCAAAAACTAATGGCAGACGATTTATCCGCAATTCAGAAAGTCCACCCGGAAGTGAAAGACCTTAACGAGTTAGGGGAAGAATTTTTCTCAACATTAAAAGCATTAGGTGAAGGCCGGGATCCGGTGTTAGCCTACGAGATTATAAAAGCGAAGAAAGAAGCGACAACCAAGAAAGCACCGCCCGAGATAGGCGGGGTTAACCAATCTTCGCAAAAAGAGAAAGACTTCTACACTCCTGCCGAAGTGGACAAATTAACCGACAAAGACTATGACAACCCCAAAATCATGGAAGCTGTCAGACGGTCAATGTCCAAATGGAAATAAGGAGAAAACGATA